TTATCAATACCTACTATTCCTGTTGGTATCGGTTCTCTAAAATCATCCTCTAGTACCTCATCTAGATTGTGGAAAGCGTCTAATATAGTCTCATCAAGTTCACCAACTTGTATAGCTTCTCTAATGTAGGATTCACATTTATCGTAAGATTCAAAATCACCATCATCTAAAATTTTGTTAACCTTAGTAATAGCTTTTTTCAATTCTTGTTGTTTACAGAATTTTAATGACTTCTCTTGAATCCATAAATGGTCTTCGTATGGACATTCCTTAATATCAGTTAACATGTCAAAGATATTCTTTCTAGCTATATCTGAGGTAACTTCTATCCTAGCTATCTGGTCTAACGCGTCAAAAGATGGGGGCACGTTATATTTCTCATAATACTCTTTTATCATTTGCATAACCAATTTAAAGTATTGGTTATCAAAGTACTTAGCCTCTATCACATCCACAATTGATGATGTGAAGTTTTTATCGAGAATAAGTTGATTAATTAGTTTTATTTGGAAATTATACCCTAGGTATCCAAAATTATTTTTATCACTCATATTTTACACAATTTACACATTAATAAATACACCCATTTTACAATAAAACTTCTATTGGTGTCGTCTTTCTTAAAGACATTATGTCAGTAAGTCCGTTTAATATAGATGGTATCATCGGTCTAATATCAACAGTATATCTTACCCTTGTTGGGTAGATGTTTGAAGGTAGATATGTGGTCATTAAATTCCTACCATTTTCTTTAACTTCTATTTCAAAAATTTCGTCCTCAGAACCCTCCAAGTCTTGTTGACTTAGATATAGTGTGTTGGTGTGTGAGTTATACTTATCATTAAGATAGTCAAAACTCCTGTTCTTTAAGTAGTCTAACACTCTACTCTTAATTAAGTTAAATTCGTCAATAAACTCTACTGATTCAACACTCTTAGGGTTGTAATTCCTAACATTAAAATACCTTTGGCAAATAATATTACCTTTAATTTTTAATATGAATTCGAATTTTGACATTCCTTTTTTATCCTTGTATTTATACATCTTTTTTATAGTTTTTAAAATTATACATTTCTTTTTTAATTAATTCCACAAATGGTTCAAAAAAGTCTAACCATTGATTGTTGTTCTTGGGTAGGAACTTGCTTAGTCCGTCTTTTAACGTCATTGTAACAACGTTCTCTATCTTTCGGTCTGTTGGGTCCATCGGTAGTTTTATGACATCTAAGATATCACTTTTTGCTTCATCGGTAAGGTATGGTAACTCCAAATCTACTAGTAACTTATTAACTCTAAAAAATTCTTTTCCTTTAATCCCACTCTTACACTTACCATTATATAAATTTACCAAGCCTCTACTGGTATTACCCTCTTCTTCAACCAACCTTTTAGTTTTATCCAAAACCTCATCTAACTCAACTTCTCTTTCTACTATCTCTGGAAATAAAGATAATAAAGTTTTTTCACCTAAATACCATATTCCCTCAATATTATCGGATTTATCACCCATAAGAATTTTAACTAACACAGTATTAACGGATGGGATGTCTGTTTTCCCAAACGTAACTTTGTCACCATTTTCTAAAATAACTCTCTTTCTTGGTAGGTATTGTGATACTTGTGGCCCTATAAGTTGTGTTAGGTCCTTGTCTTCACTCAAGACGGTTTTAAACTCGTCTGGTGAATTCTGGCAGTAATACGCTATTCCATCATCTGCCTCACACATGTCAAATTGACATTGTCTAATAAATAACTCTTCCAGATACTCTGAAATTCTATTCTTTTGTTCCATCATAGACTGGAACTTATCCTCATCCATCCTATTCTTCTTACGATTCTCTTTGTAAGTTTCTTGGATTTCCTTTCTAAAATAACTACCTTTTGGTCCATCCCAAAAAATAACCACTTTATCATAAGAATCTTCTAATAAATGTCTTTGTAACGTAGTTACAAAATGGTATACAGCTCCTAGATGTTTATCTTTATTATATACATTCTTAACACCATGAAAACCTATTTGTAGTATATTGTTGCCATCTACCAATAATGTCTTTTTCATTTTCCATTTCTATATGGTTAAACACTCGTTTTTCTTTTTTACTCAGCTATTTCTAGTAACTCGATTTCAAATTTTAAATCTTCTCCCGCTAATGGATGATTCATATCAATAGCGACATCTTCTTCTCTAATTTCAACAATCTTACCTTGTATTGCTTGCCCATTAGGGTCTTTTCCTTGAACAATGGCATTTTCTTGAAATATGAATTCCGTTGGGAACTCTGACTTCTTAGCTTTAATTACAGCTTCTTTAACGTACTCACCATAAGCTTCCTTAGATGCAATCTCAACTATGGTTTTTTCGCCAACATTCAAACCCTTTACCGCGTCATTAAAACCTTTTATTAATTGACCATCATCAATTATAAATTCTAAACCTTGTTCTCTATTTCTAGAATTATCAAATTCTGTACCATTAGTTAGTGTTCCAACATAATGTACCTTTACTTTACTTCCTTCTTTTGCTTGTGACATAATTTCTAATTTTATTGTTTGTTTTCTTTTATTTCAAACCCACCACCAGTTCCTAATTGTTGGGACCAGTATTCTGAGTGTTCTTCTTTATAATTATCGATTGACTTCTTTTCAATCGGTTTATCTCTACCAGATAAAAATCCGTGAGGTGTTATTAAAATTTTACCATCTTCGTAACCTAAACCATTAACGTGATTTTTCATAATTGTTATTTTGGTTCTAGTTGCAAATTTTACTTTTCTTTTTTCTTTAACAGCAGAAATATTTGTTGTACCACCATTCTTTTGATTACCAAATCTAAATACTAGTGTAGAGTTCAACCATAATGATTCACCTCCTTTTGCTTTAATCTTTGGTTGGCCGAATGGGTTGTCCGGTAATTCAACCCACGGTTGATTAACAACAACTAAAGTATTGGTGTGTTTTGAGGTCTCCTTTCTACTTCCTGATATCCTTTGGTTGATTCCCATTCCAATCTTATCGGATAATGTTGATGCGTTATGCATTTTACCACCCTTACCTTCAAAAGTCATTTTACAAGGAACTGAACCAACTGAATCCCACATAAATAATAGGTCGTAATCTAACTCACCCTTTTCCTGTGCATCCAATAATTCATTTATATAATCTGTAATTTGTTCAATATACTGAAAATCGTTATTAAATAAGAAAAATCCGTCCCATTCTATTTCACCAGTTTGTTCGTCAACCGTTTCTTCACACTCCATACCTAATAATTTAGCGTGGTCAAAATCCCATTTCTGTTCTGTAATAATTAGAACCGGTAAAATTTCTTTCCTTTGTGCGTCAACAGCCGTTTTAACTAAAGCCGTTGTCTTTCCTGTATCTGTGTGACCTAGAAACATATTTATGTGTCCCATAGCTGGTCCTGGAATGCCAGAAGCGTCCAAGAAAGCTTCACCCAAATCAAAAAATCTATCTGGTTTATACGTAGCTTTCTTAGAAAACTTTGACTTAATGTCCTTAAAACTTTTTTTCTTTAATGCCATTACCTATCGATTAAAATGGTAAATCTTCGTCTACAGTTTGGTTTGCTTGTGGGTCGGTACTTGTTGTTTTACCCCCCATATCAACACTCTCTGAACTACCATAAACATATTTCCCTAAATTACTATCCCACTCTGGTGTTTCACCTTTAGCTATAGCTTCTAAATATTCAACTGGTTTCTGAGAGTAAACATCTCTCCATTCCTCAGTATTTGATAACCATTCGGTTGACATTGTATCGTCACCACTTAAAGGCCCCTTATCGTCAGCCATAATAGTAGATACTGAAGTATATGTTCCGTTACCATTTGGTGTTGGTACGGCTTTTAGAATTAATGTTAAGTCTCTGCCTTCTTTAGAGTCTGTAACATCCCCTCTCTTTTGGAATAACGGGATTAGCTTATCCATAATGCCGTCTCCTCTATAATTGTGTTTAAATCTCCAGAATTTAACACCATCCTCTTCATTGTCTCTATCTACAACTTTAACGATGTAAAATTTCTTAGAACGATATTGTCTCGCTAACTCTTTGTCTTGTTGGTTACCTGTTAATTTTAATGCGTCCTCTACTTCATTAAGTGGACTTCTTTCTCCGGTTCTTGAACCGTCCCCGTTTTTACCTGGGTCATAAATCTTTTGCCATCTACCTTGTACCTGAATTTCATGAAACCATACCTCTTTAAATGGTGATGTACCATCCGATGTAGGCAGGATACGTATTGTTTTCTCACCATCTTTAGTTCCTTTAGGTAAAAATGTAGCAAAGTATTTCTTTAATCTTTCTTCGTTGCTCACGAATTTCTTTTTTTCTGAACCACCTTGTGAATTTTTTTCATATTGGCTCAAGATTGCGTCTAAACTACTCATACTTTAATTTTTTTTTTAGTTAATATATTAATTCTTTCTCGTTTAATAGTAACACTCTTTTAGTGATAAGTCAACTATGTAAGTGACCAATAAACTTATTATAATTGTAAAAAAATAAACGCATAAAAAAAAGCGGTTGCCCACTTTTTTTATATAAATTAAATTTCTATTTATTTGGTTGGTGTCCTAGAACTTTAAATTCTTCACTATCTTCTTCTTGTTCTGGTGTTGGTTTGTCGAAACTAGCTTGTATATCTTTATCATTATACTCGTCAGCATCTTCTTGTGTTAAGACATATTCTTTACCAAATCCTCTGTCTTCCAGTTCCTCTTTCTTTCTATCCCAAAACTCTAATGGTTTTTCGCTAAAAGGTCCACTATCTAAAGACCTCATTTCCAACCTTTCTATTGGTGTGGGTGGTATGTTGTCCTCAATTTTTTGTTCTAAATCATCAATGGATTGTGTTATTGTATCAATAGTGGATAAT